TGAACAACTAGCACAAGATTTGGCCGCTGTGGCTGAATCGATGACACAAGCAATGAGAGGTGAACTGTCTGAATCATTCACAATGGGTGGACGTGAGCAGGCGGCTCTAAGATTGTTGGTTGGCAACAGTAACTTCAGCATGGCAAAACGTGCTTTAGAGATGGCAAAGAGTGGACAATCTGTTCCTGCTTCATTAATGAAAGGCTTCATGCCAGTAATAGACAAACTAGACACTTTTATTAGAGGAGGGGCATCGGCCGTGACTAGATTTAAAAACTTAGAAAAAATTGTAGGCAGAAATGAATCAACAGAGTATGCAAACAAAATTAAAGCATTATTAGAAAATGAGATGGAAACATCAGAAATATTATTAGCATCTCAGGACATTGTAGATCAGATTACAGATATGTACGAAAAGATATCTGAACTTAAATCATCTTCAGTGCTAGAATTAGTAGACAGAATCAATAACGAGATGGGCGACGAGATGGGACAAAATTATTCCAACACAGTTAATCCAACTTTAGATTCATTAGTGTCAGCATTAGAACAAGCACGTGAAGGCGCAATGAATTCTGTTTCTGTTATTAAAGGCGAGACACCGGCACCAATGGCTGGAGACAATGACATTGATACTGACTTAGACACTGACCTAGGCGGCGATGATGATATAGAAGGTGGCGATGATGATATAGAAGGTGGCGATGACTTTGGTACATCTGATCCTGCATCAGGCGGCGATGAGATTGCTGGTCGTGCTGAAAGATAATGTTAATCCAAGAAATTGACGATTACGGATTTCATCTAGCAACAATCCTACAATATTTTAAACAACAAGCAGACGCACAAAACAAACCTGCAGAAGTTCCTATCTCAGCACTGTCTAACTTCATGGACAAACGTGGATTAGATATTAATCCTGACACATTAAAATCATTAATGACAACAGACCCTGTGATTAAAAATTTAATTAAATCTTTCGATGGTGAAAAAATTACCATAGACACTGTGTATGAGCCAGACGGCAACGCTAACACCGACACTGGCGATACAGGTGCTGTTTCTAAAATGGCAAAAAGAGCTATGAACAAACGTTCATAGATAGTATAATATAATTCATGCTTAAACTTTTAGATAACGGGTACGAGATTCTCTCTGAAGATCCTGTGCGTCCACACTTGCAGGATTTTAAGCAATCTCCAAACAACGAAAACTATGCTTGGCAAGTTGATGGCGAAACACAGGCAGTGATCTGTGTGTCTTATACATCTGAAGTTCCTACATCTGAGGATGATTTGCGTGAACATTCAGGCCCTGCAGAACAAAGCGAAGTTGTTGTGTTTTACACCGTTTGGAGTTATACCAAAGGTGCTGGTGCAAAACTGGTGTTAGAACTATTTCAACATCTAAAACAAAACAAACCGCATCTAAAAAGATTTGTTACATTATCACCACTAACAGAAATGGCAAGACGTTTTCATATAAAAAATGGTGCCAAATTTATTAACAAACATGCTGAGGCACAAAATTTTGAATATGAATGATCAATCACCACCCCCAATAGTTAAACCATACGACTATCACACATTAAAACAGATCACCCTTCCACACAAACGAGTATACGAAACACCCGATGGTAGCAAGGTTCCGTCGGTAACAACCATACTGTCCAAAACAAAAGACATGACACATTTGATCGAATGGAAGAAACGTGTAGGAGAACAAAATGCTCAACGAATTGTAACAGAAGCATCTGGTGTAGGTTCAGCCATGCATGCCAATCTAGAAAGATTCTTATTGGGTGAAACTAGAGTACCAGGTAACAATGTGGTACATCTACAAGCAAACAAGATGGCTGATCAAATTATACAGCAGGCTCTAACTCATGTGGATGAAGTATGGGGAATAGAACAAGCATTGTATTTTCCAGGATTGTATTCGGGCACAGCAGACATAGTTGGAGTATACAAAGGTGCTCCATGCATTATGGATTTCAAGCAAACAAACAAGCCTAAAAAGAAAGAATGGGTAGAAGATTACTTTTTACAGTTGGTTGCATATGCAGAAGCACACAACGAAGTGTATGGATCTAACATTAAAGAAGGGCATATTTTCATGTGTTCACGCGATTTAAACTATCAGCAGTTTGATTTAGAAGCATCACACTACGATTACTATCTAAACAAATGGTTAGAGAGAGTCGAACAGTTCTACAAGTTATAAGTCTATAAATACTACAAATGGCTATCGTACAAATATCACGTATACAACACAGACGCGGACTCAAAGAGCAACTACCACAACTTGCGAGCGGGGAACTAGGATTTGCTGTTGATACACAAGAATTATTCATAGGTAACGGAACAATGGCCGAAGGTGCTCCTGAATTAGGCAACACCAAAATTATAACAGAAGATGACAGTATACTATCTACAATAAACACATATATCTTTAGAGGTAACACAGATAATCCTGCTATTACAGGCAATGGTACGAATATTAAAAGAACTCTACAACAGAAACTAGATGACAGAATTTCTGTTAAAGACTTTGGTGCTAAGGGTGATGGCGTCACTGATGATGCCGCGGCAATCAACAGAGCAATTAAAAATGTATTCACAGTTGATTCAGTCCTATCATTTAAAGACCGTAGAACATTGTATTTTCCAGGTGGTGTGTACAAGATAGGCAGTACAATTTCTATCTATCCACATGCTACCATTNTAGGTGATGGACCAACATCAACTGTATTTGAATCTGACTCTGCATCGCTAGATCCAGTATTTCAATTTGTGGACAGAAATGGTCAGTCACAGGCCAACATAGGCANTGGTGGTTATGATACCCCACATGGGATTAGGATGCAAGGCATATGTTTCAAAACGCCACATGATCAAAACGTAATGCGTATTGATCAAACACAAGATTTGCACTTTAATAACTGTCATTGGCTGGGTGCTTATGTGAATCAAACAGGGCAAACTAATGGATATGCTTTGGTAGAGTTGTTCGGCACTGCGGCAAACCCAACAAAAAGAATAAATTTTATAGGTTGCACATTTGAAGGATTAGAGTATGCTGTCCAGTCCAGTGACAACATACAAGACTTAGTGTTTTCAAGTTGTGAATTTTTAAAACTATATCGTGCATTCAATTTAGCAGAAGCTTCAGATGGATCGACAACAAGCAAAACAATAGGACCATCGGGCGTTGTAATTACTGCTTCAAGATTTGATCTTATAGATGCAGATGCAATAAAAATCCACAGTGCTGGCGGCAAGCCACATGGAAATATTGTGGCTAATAATTTCTTTAGAGATGTAGGAAGAAACACTGATGACTCTGCAGAGACTCCGGAAATAATTTTCGACGAAGGTTATAATTTTGCTTACGGAAACTTTTTTGATCGCACTGATGTTTTAAGTAATTTTGCAGGTAGTGTGTATTCTGAATCACCTAGCAGTAGTGCAATCACGTTGGCTGACAATCAATCAAGCAAACAAAATATTACTGACTCTAGAACAAACGCAACTTTGCAATTCGATCTTCAACGAGAAAATCATATTGCATTGGAATATATTGTACAGAGAGGCACTGCAAGAAGATCGGGTAGAATTCATGTCAATGGAACTTCAAGTTCTGTATCGCTGTTTGATGACTTCAATGAGAACAGTGCTACAGGCATCGTTTTCTATGTGACTACAGACGGGTCTTTACAATTTACGAGCACCAACACAGGCTCTGCGGCAACATTTAAATATCGACTTTTGAGATTCTTGTAGGATTTAATTATCCACAATCTCTCTGTCTTTATCTCTTTACTAAAGAGCCTTTAGATCCTATAATAATTACAACACACACAGAAATTATTCATGAGCACAAACACTGATATACAGATAGTAAAACGAGATGGAACTAAAGAATCTTTAGACATCAATAAAATGCATTTCGTCGTTGAGCAGGCATGCGAAGGCCTAAGTGGAGTATCAGCATCACAGATCGAGATGAATTCACGCATACAGTTTACTAACAATATGGCCACAACAGATATCCAGGATATTATGATACGATCAGCAAATGATCTTATTACACTAGATGCACCAAACTATCAATATGCGGCCGCTAGACTGCTTCTATGGAATGTGTACAAAGAAGTATTTCATCAATTTCAGCCACGACATCTAATTGCACTCATAGATCAAAATATTAAACATGGTGTGTATGATCCAGCAATCAAACAACTGTATACAAAAACAGAACTTAAGAAACTTAACACTTACATCAAGCATGACAGAGATTTAGACTTTACCTACGCAGGACTTAGACAAGTAGTAGACAAGTATCTTGTACAAGATAGATCAACAGGACAACTGTATGAAACTCCACAAATAATGTACATGATGATTGCGGCAACTCTGTTTGCCAGTTATCCTGCTGAAACTAGACTGTCGTATGTTAAAAAATATTACGATGCAATTTCTACATTTCAAGTAAACATTCCNACGCCTGTGATGGCAGGAGTAAGAACACCCATTAAACAATTCGCATCGTGCGTTCTAGTTGATGTTGATGATACATTACCCTCAATCTTTTCATCAAACTCGGCTGTTGGATATTATATTGCCCAACGTGCCGGCATTGGACTTAACCTAGGACGCATCAGAGCAATCAACTCTAAGATACGAGGTGGTGAAGTAGCACACACAGGAGTTGTCCCGTTCCTAAAAGTATTTGAAGCAACTGTGAGATCATGTACACAGAACGGAATACGTGGCGGCTCAGCAACGGTTCACTTTCCAATATGGCATCAAGAGATTGAAGACATACTTGTTTTGAAAAACAACAAAGGAACAGATGATAACCGTGTTAGAAAATTAGATTATTCAATACAGATATCTAAAATATTTTATGAAAGACTTTTATCTGATAGCGAAATTACTTTATTCTCGCCACACGATGTAGAAGACTTGTATGAAGCATTTGGCCATGACAATGAAAAATTTGATCAATTGTATTTGAAATATGAAGCAGATCGAAAAACACCTAAAAAGAAAATTAAAGCAATGGATTTATTTTCAGCACTACTAAAAGAACGTGCTGAAACAGGTAGAATATATGTAATGAATATTGACCACGCAAACTCACACTCATCATTTAAAGATCCAGTGCGTATGAGTAACCTGTGTCAAGAAATTACACTACCTACAAAACCTATACAAGACATACATGACAATGAAGGTGAAATAGCATTGTGTATATTGAGTGCTATCAATGTGGGAACACTCAAGGCCATCGACGACTTAGAAAACTTATGTGATCTAGCAGTAAGATCGTTAGAACAGATTATTGATTATCAAGATTATCCTGTTAAGGCCGCTGAACTGTCAACAAAATCTAGACGTTCATTAGGAATAGGATACATTGGCCTAGCACACTTCTTTGCCAAACACAAAGTTAAATATTCAGATCCTAAAGCCTGGACACTAGCACACCAACTGTCAGAAGCATTTCAGTTTTATCTTTTAAAAGCATCGATGAATGTAGCAAAAGAAGTAGGCAAGTGCGACGGCTTCGAGCAAACCAAATATGCTGATGGTATTTTACCTATAGACACATACAAACGAGACATCGACGAGATAGCAAATCCAGATTACCAATATGACTGGGAATGGTTACGTAGCGAGATCAAGAAGCACGGTATAAGACACTCAACTCTATCAGCACAGATGCCAAGTGAATCAAGTTCTGTTGTGAGCAATGCAACAAATGGAATTGAACCACCACGTGCTTTACTCAGCATTAAGAAGTCTAAAAAAGGCCCACTAAAACAAGTGGTACCACAGTACCAACAACTGAAGAATCACTACACTTTGCTATGGGATATGCCTAGCAACGAAGGGTATATTAATATAGTTTCAATGATGCAAAAGTTCTTTGATCAAGCCATATCTGGTAACTGGTCATACAATCCTACACACTTTGAAAACAATGAAGTGCCGATGAGTGTGATGCTAAAAGACCTGCTTACAACCTACAAACTAGGCTGGAAAACCTCATACTATCAAAACACTTACGACTTCAAAGGTGAAGAAGAACCTGTACAACCGCAAGGCATTGAAGACACTGTACAAGATAACACCGTGCTATCAATGACGCCTGAAGAGGAAGCAGATTGTGATGCCTGTGCAATATAATGGCTGCCAATCCTGAAGCAAACTATCTATACAAACTTTTTGACGACACACAATTCAAAGCAAAAATGGTCGTACCTTATGACGACTTCCTGTATCACAGTCCTAAACAATTAGATCAACTGTTATCAATGCACGCGAAACGTGGCAAGCCTGTTGTGATAGACAAAACTGCTGAACATTTACACAACGAACAACAAGCAATAGAACTTAAAAATAAATTAGACGAGCACGGTTTGCTTGACAGAGCCGTTGTGTTTGATAACACTGCTGACGAAACTTACTTTGAACGACACGGTATTAGACATCAATACATAGAAGGATATATTTGGTTCTATTTGTCTAATGCTGACAGACCAAAACCCAAAGATAAAAATCTATCACATAAATTTTTATGTATGAATAATTTTTCTAAAGAACATCGATGGGCAATCATCAGTGCATTACACAACCAAAATCTCATCGATGATGTGTTATGGTCCTATAGAGATACCGCAAAGTATTTCCCGAATAACTCGTATGCACATTTTGATTTTGTAAGACCAACTTACATTGATCAAACACTAGACGTACAAGGTAACGAAGTTTCACAAGCACAAAATTTTAATCAAAATTTAAACCTAGATGATATCTATAGTAGATCAGAATACACTATTGTGACTGAAACAGACTTTGACGAACCACACCTAACCAGTTGCACTGAAAAAAGTTATTTGTCATTGTTTTATGAAACTTTACCTATTGTTGTCTCAGTGCCGGGAACTGTGCAGATGCTGAAGTCACAAGGTTTTGATGTATTTGATGATGTAGTTGATCATTCTTATGATAATGAAACGGACCACAAGAAGAGATTCGGCATGATTATAGATGAAGTAAAAAGATTAAAGGACACGCAACCTAACGTAGATTCGAACAGACATAAATTTAACCGTTCACACATGACCAACAGAGCGTATTGGCACAAACAAATTAATAATAAACTGAAGAGTTATAGTTTTAATTGACACATTAAATAGTACACTATAAACTAACATTACATCATGACACAAAAAACAGTATTCAACAGAAAAGCAAACATTGATTTTACCAAGCAACCTATGTTCTTTGGTGAAGATCAAAATACCCAACGATACGATACATTTAAATATCCAGCACTAGATAAACTTAATCAAACTATGCTTGGTTATTTTTGGCGTCCAGAAGAAGTATCGTTACAAAAAGACAGAGCAGACTTTCAAAACTTTAGACCAGAACAGAAACACATATTCACATCAAATCTAAAATATCAAACATTACTAGATTCAGTACAAGGTAGAGGGCCATCATTGGCATTTCTACCATATGTTTCAATACCAGAACTAGAAGGTTGTATTATTACTTGGGACTTCTTTGAAACTATTCATTCACGTTCATACACATACATAATGAAAAACATATATGCTGATCCATCAGAAGTTTTTGACACAATATTGCACGATCAAGAAATTGTAAAACGTGCAATTTCAGTTACAGAAAACTATGATCAATTTTATAAGATTGCACAAGACTATTTTGTAAAAGGCAAAGGTGATATCAAAGAAGTCAAGAAAGCATTATATCTTGCTATGGTAAATGTAAACATACTCGAAGGACTTAGATTCTATGTTAGTTTTGCCTGTACATTTGCATTTGGTGAATTAAAATTAATGGAAGGTTCAGCAAAAATTATATCATTCATTGCTAGAGATGAAGCAACACACTTGAACCTAAGCACTCAGATAATCAAAAATTGGCACAATGGTGATGACAAAGAGATGCAGAAGATAGCAAAAGAATGTCAGCCAGATGTGGTTGAAATGTACAAACTGTGTGTTGAAGAAGAAAAAGCATGGGCAAAACATTTGATGAAGGATGGATCAATTATCGGATTGAACGAAAACTTGTTGGGTCAATATGTCGAATGGATTGCAAACAAGAGATTGAAAGCAATAGGCTTTGATCCTGTGTATGACAGACCAGCCGGCACTAATCCTTTACCATGGACACAGCATTGGTTATCTTCATCGGGTTTACAAGTAGCACCACAAGAAACAGAAGTTGAGTCTTACATCATTGGTGGAGTCAAACAAGATGTAGACAAAGACACCATGAAAGGCTTCAAACTATAATGTTTTTGGTCTGGCACACAGCAATTATTATTACTTTTCTCTTGATCGCATTTAGTTTAGGCTATAAACTAGGATTAAAACAGAGGAAAGTACATGTTAAAAGAAAATAGTTTCAAAGAAAATGATATGGTTGTGGTCCGCCTAGGCGGAGGAGAAGAGATTATCGGAAAGTTTATTAAACAAGATGATAATTTTATAGCATTGGCTAGACCATTGGCTCTTGCAATGACACAAAACGGAATAGCAATGACTCCACATATTATTATGGCCGAACAAAATTGCACCATAGAGTATAACAAAGCATTAGTGATTACTTCAACAAAAGCCAACAAGGCGGCTCAAGACAACTACATTAAAAGTACGTCGAGCATTACTCCGGCTACCACTGTTCCTCCGCTACAGGTGTAATAATGTGTCGTGTCTTCTAATACTTAAAAATGGACACTCC